TAGAAGTTATGGAAATTGGTACAGGCTTTATGATGGTCAAGCGTGAAGTATTTGAGAAAATGGAAAAAGAATATCCAATGATTAAATACAAACCAGACCATGTTGGCCAAGCCAACTTTGATGGCAGCCGTTATATTCATGCTTACTTTGATACTGTCATTGACACAAAAGATTCTATCACTGGTGGTGGTTCTGAGCGTTACTTGTCAGAAGATTATATGTTCTGTCAAATGTGGCGTAAAATGGGTGGCCAAATTTATCTGTGTCCATGGATGAAAACGCAACACATCGGTACATATGCCTTCACAGGTAATATGCCTGCGGTTGCACAGTTTACTGGTAAGTTATGATTATAGGTCTGGTTGGTTTTATTGGTTCTGGCAAAGGAACAGTTGGCGAACTTCTTGTAGAAGAAGGTTTTGTCTCTGATAGTTTTGCTAAACCACTTAAAGACGCATGTTCGGCTATCTTTGGATGGCCTAGGGATTACCTTGAGGGTGATACACCTTCTTCAAGGAATTGGCGTGAACAACCAGACTCTTTTTGGTCTGAAAAATTTGGATACGAATTTACACCTCGCCTCGCTTTACAGTTAATGGGAACTGAGGCAGGTCGTAATGTTTTCCATAAAGATGTTTGGGTAATTTCATTATTAAATCGTTCTCATGGCAAAAACATTGTTGTTACTGATGTTCGTTTTCAGAATGAAATAGCTTACATCCAAAAGCACGGTGGTTATGTAGTAAGAGTTAAGCGTGGTGATGAACCTGATTGGTACAACATTGCTGAAGAAGCAAATGCTGGTTTCCTTAAAGCGAAAAACACAATGCGAGACTTGGGTATTCATCAATCAGAATGGGACTGGATTGGTTCTAAATTTGATGCTGAAATCCACAACAATGGCACCCTTGATGATTTAGGCAAAAGTGTTGAAAGCCTCTTGCGTAATCTCAAGAAATGATTTATAATGTCTATATTATTTAAACAAGTGAGGTAATAAATGAAACTATCAAACGACACCCTTTCCGTTTTGAAGAACTTTGGTGCAATTAACCAAGGTATCTACTTCAAAAAGGGTAAAACCCTAAAGACTGTATCTTCACATAAGAACATTCTAGCCGAAGTGACAATTACAGAGGATATTCCTGCTGACTTTGGCGTATATGACTTGAACAACTTCCTTTCAGTTGTTTCTCTACACAAAGATGAACCATCATTCGAGTTTGATGAGAAACATGTTGTTATCTGTGGTAACAAAGGTCGTTCTAAAATCAAATATCGTTTCTGTGAACCAACTATGATTGTGGTTCCTCCAGAAAAAGCATTGACTATGCCTGAAGCAGAAATCAAGTTTGAACTCAAAGCAGAAGACTTTGAATGGATTGTCCGTGCAGCTAATGTGTTATCTTCTCCACAAGTAGCAGTTGAATCTGACGGCAAAACAATTAACCTTGTTACACTAGATTTACAAAATGATTCTGCCCACACAGATTCACTAGAACTAGGCGCAAACGATGAAGGTAATAAGTATCGTATGATTTTTAAGACTGAGAATCTTACCAAGATTATGGCTGGAACTTATGATGTGTCTATCTCATCTAAGGGTATTTCTAACTTCAAGAGCAAAAATGTTTCGTTGCAATACTGGATTACAACTGAACAAGGCTCTAAATTCGATAAGGCTTAATAATGTTAAAACATTTTGAACTACTAAAAGCAATGACAAATAATGCAACACAAACCGTTGCTATTAACCCTGCTCATGTTATTGCTGTATATGAAACATATCTTCCTATTCGACCAGCAGAAGGAGAAGTAGATGAAGAAACAGAACCTGAAAAGATTCGAACAACTATTGTTGTGATTCCTGGTGGCCAACAATTCAACCTCGAAGAATCTTACCTTGATGTTGTTGCTCGTTTGAACGAACAGTAATCGTTCCTTTTTTATATTATGATTTTTGTGGAGATTTATTATGGAACATCTGTTGTGGACAGAAAAGTACCGCCCAAAGACTGTGGAAGATTGTATTCTTCCAGAGCGCCTGAAACAACCATTTCAGGAATATGTTAATCAAAAACAAATCCCCAATCTCTTACTAGCTGGTGGTGCAGGTGTAGGTAAAACTACTATTGCTAAAGCCATGTGTAATGAGATTGGCTGCGATTACATGATTCTCAACGGTTCAGATGAGAACGGTGTCGATACTATTCGATACAAAATTAAAAACTATGCTTCATCTATGTCACTCACTGGTGGCAGAAAAGTTGTTATTCTTGATGAGGCCGATTATCTGACACCAAACGCTCAAGCAATTTTGCGTAATGGAATTGAAGAGTTTGCTGGCAACTGTTCTTTCATTTTTACTTGTAACTACAAAAGTAAATTGATTGAACCACTACATTCTCGTTGTGCAGTAATTGATTTTGGTTTAAAGAATGGCGAGAAGGCCAAAATGGCAGGCGCATTTTTCAAGCGTATTCAAGGCATTTTACAAAGTGAAAATGTTGAGTATGAAGAAAAGGTAATTGCTGAGTTGGTGAAGAAACACTTTCCTGACTTCCGCCGTGTGTTGAATGAGTTGCAAAGATTCAGTCAGTTTGGTAAAATTGATACTGGTGTTCTTGCACAAATTGTTGATGTACCACTCACAGAGATTGCCAAGTTTATTGCTTCAAAAGACTTTGGTGCTATTCGCAAATGGGTTGGTTCTAATGATATCGATGGTAACATTTTGTTCCGTAAGATTTACGATGCATTATATGATGTTATGAAACCAACTTCTATTCCTCAAGCTGTTGTTATTCTTGCGGACTACCAATATAAAGCTGCCTTTGTTGCAGACCAAGAAATTAATACTGTTGCTTGTTTGACAGAGTTAATGGTAGAATGTGAGTTTCTATGATTGAATATTTCAAACCTACAATAGAATGGATTAAAGATGACTGGAATTCTCATCGGTATCGCTTTATTGCCGAACTTGTTGCTTGGGCTATTAGTATTGGCTGTAGCATTACGATGGCACTTACCGTGCCAAACCCTCCCCTTTTGGTTCTTTATCCTATTTGGATTGTTGGTTGTGCCATCTATGCTTGGGCTGCTTATACTAGGAAATCTTTTGGGATGTTGGCTAACTACATCTTGTTGACCACCATTGATACGATTGGTTTGGTGAGGATGTGGCTATGAGTCCATTTGATTACATAAATGCAATCTTACAAAACAAAAAACAACTTATTGTCGATGAATTAACAGAAAAGGAATATCAACCATTTCTAGTCAATCGTGGTCTTTCCTATCATAAGGATTGTGTCATGTTTGCTAATGAGATGAATCGCAGGCATTTCTTAGACAAGAAACTACAAAACGACTTTTTACTAAATACGGTGAGGTCACAGAAACGACCTTTTGCGAAGTGGATAAAATCTGAGAAAAGTGACGATTTAGAATGTATTAAGACTGTCTATGGTTTCTCCGATTCAAAGGCTAAAGAAGCTGCCCGTTTACTAAGCAAAGAACAAATCCAACAATTAAAAGAAAAAACCGAAACCGGTGGATTGAGAAAGTAAAATGGTAGACTTGAATAAGTTCGTTGAGGTGACCCTTAATGAGCAAGATGATTTCTTAAAGGTGAGAGAGACACTAACACGCATTGGTGTTTCTTCTCGTAAAGAAAAGGTTTTGTACCAATCTTGTCATATACTGCACAAACAAGGGCGCTATTACATAGTGCATTTCAAAGAGTTGTTTGCTTTAGATGGCAAACCATCTAATATTTCCGAGAACGACATACAAAGACGGAATGCAATTGCAAAACTATTAGAAGAATGGGGCTTGGTGAAGATTATTAATCCAAAAATTATGGAAGATAATATTGCACCATTACATCAAATCAAAATTATAGCCTTCAAAGAGAAGGATGAGTGGGAATTAATTACTAAGTATAACATCGGCAAAAAGCTGAACGAATACTAAATAATGGTTTCAATTAGTCGATAACAATGATTTTCTTTAGTGTATTATTTGCGTTAAGTAAATAAGTATAAGTGTCCGTTTTGGACATAATTAAGGAGATGAATATGTGGACTAAACCAGAAGCAGTAGAAATGAGATATGGATTCGAAATCACTATGTATGTGATGAATCGATAAGAGACACCTACCTTAGGTTCCGTTGGTCGCTACGGCATAAGGCGTCCGTGTAATTACACCCTCGACACGATAGTTCGAGCCAGTATAAGGTAAGCTGGAAGCGTGATGCCTTCGGGGTCACATTTTTATAACTCGCTTAATAGGAGATAACTATGACACTAGGACGAATTTCTTTT